AAGGAGAGATGTGGACCATCACCTCTGGCTCTGGCATGGGCAAGACACAGGTGCTCAGAGAACTGAGTTACCACATACAACAGCACACAGAGGATAACATAGGTCTACTGTTTCTGGAGGACCCGCTGGAGGACGCTGCACGGGGCATGATGAGCCTGTCAGCTGGCAAGCCTCTGCACCTGCCCACCACAGAGTTTACGCAGGACGAGTGGGACAGTGCCTTTGCTGACACCCTAGGCACAGGACGGTACGTGTTCTTCGACTCGTTTGGATCGAATGACATAGACACCATCATCAACACCATACGGTATATGCGCTACTCCTGTGACTGTCGGTACATCTTCCTCGACCACATCTCCATTCTTGTCAGTGACCAGAGCGCAGGTGATGAGCGAAAGGCACTGGACGAGATCGCCACCAAGCTCAAGACCCTGACCATTGAACTGGACATCTGGCTAGGAATGGTCAGTCACTCCAAGCGCCCCGCTGGTAAGCCACATGAGGAGGGTGGTCACACTTCACTCTCTGAACTACGCGGCACCGCTGGCATAGGTCAGCTGAGTAACATGGTGCTAGGACTGGAGCGTAATGGACAGGACCCCGACCTCTACAGGAGGAACGTCACGCTGATCCGGGTACTGAAGAACCGCTTCTCTGGTCTGACTGGTCCAGCCTGTCACCTACACTATGACCGTGACACAGGACGCTTGACACAGATCGATGATCCTGATATAGACCCAGAGTTAGAAACCATTGACGAGGTAGAGGAACCGAATGAAACGAATATGTCTTGACATAGAAACAGACGGGTTTGATCCATCCCATATCTGGTGCGTAGGTACAGAGGATATAGACACAGGAGAGACCCGTCTCTTTCTTGAAAGTGACCGTCTTAAATTTAGGGAGTTTATGCGAGATGTCGAAGAAGTTTTGGGATTTAATGTTTTACAGTTCGATCTGCCTATTCTTGATAACCTGTGGGGTGTGCGTGTACCTGTGGATCAGGTTACAGATGTGCTTCTTCTATGTCAGCTAGAACAGCCGGGACGAGAGGGTGGTAATTCTCTGGAAGCATGGGGCGGTAGACTTAGGTTCCCCAAGATAGATATGGAGAAGGAAGACTTCTACCGTGGGTACACCGAGGACATGGGTATCTATTGCATGAACGATGTCAGGCTCACCGTCAAGGTGTACCATCACATCACCTCTGTTATGTCTGGTAGATTTAGCAAGGACAGTATACGACTTGAGCATCAGGTCAAGGCCATCACCTCAAGACAGGAAGTCAACGGGTTCTACCTTGACGAGTTCAAAGCCATGTCACTGAGCGCAGATTTCTCTGAGCGTCTCACCGATATCACTGAGAAAATGCAGGAGATATTCCCACCGAAAGAGATACAGCTGAAGACCAAGGTCAAGTACGAACCCTTCAACCCCGGCTCTCGTAAGCAGATCGCGGAGCGTTTGATGGAGCGTGGGTGGGTGCCAGAGAAGCACACTGAGAAAGGTAACGTGGTGGTGGACGAGACCACCCTTGCCAGCATAGACATGGACGAGGCCAAGGTACTGGCAGAATACCTGATGCTACAGAAGAGAGCGGCACAGGTAAAGTCTTGGCTAGAGGCGATACACCCCAAGACTGGCAGGGTGCACGGTAGAGTGCTGACCCTTCAGACTATCACAGGCAGGATGGCTCATGCTTCTCCTAACATGGCACAGGTCCCAGCCGTGTACTCACCCTACGGTGCAGAGTGCAGAGGCTGTTGGACTGTACCCTCTGACAAGAAAGTTCTTGTGGGTATAGATGCTTCATCAATTGAACTGAGGATGTTATGTCACTACATGAAGGACGAGGACTACACCACACAGGTTGTCTCCGGTGACATACACACCTACAACCAGCAACTGGCAGAGCTACCCAGCAGGGATCAGGCCAAGACATTTATCTATGCCCTCCTGTACGGCGCAGGTGCTGCCAAGATAGGATCGATCATTGGGAAAGGTGCCAAGGAAGGACAGCAGATCATGGACAGGTTCTTTCTAAATCTATCATCCTTTCAAGACCTCAAGACCAAGGTGAACAAAGCAGCGGAGCGAGGGTGGATCGCTGGCCTAGACAAGAGGACACTCCACATACGCACCGTTCACGCATCTTTGAACACACTCCTACAAGGTGGCTCTGCCATACTGATGAAGAGAGCACTGGTGATCTTTGATAAGCTTATCAAGGAGCAGGGACTGAACGCCATCTTTGTTGCCAACGTACACGATGAGTGGCAATTAGAGGTTGACAAGGACCATGGAGATGTGGTAGGTAAGCTAGGAGTTGATGCTATCAAGAGAGCGGGTGACTACTACAAGCTACGTTGTCCTCTTGACGGTGAATATAAAGTAGGAACCAGCTGGGCAGAGACCCACTAGAAAGGAGGTACAAGTGGACGTTTACATGCACACAGCAATAGCCGTGGCGGTTATCATAGTTGCTTTTATAGTCGGTTACTATGTGTCTATGTCTAAACACCTTGAGAAAGGGGTAACATTTACCCTTGACAAACTTGAGAAAGAAAATGTAATCAAGGTTGACGATACAACTGAAGGCAAGAAGATACTGACAATCTCTGAGGTGCACAGTGAACTTATGAACGAGAACACAATTCTAAAAGACAACGTGTACCAGCTGGAGAAACAGTTGAACACCTCCAGAAAAAAACTTGTTGACAAACTGGTTTAAGTTTGCTATATACCATTCACGCTAACAAACAGAAAGGAGAAATATTTCATGGGTATTATTCAGGGCAAAGCATATTGGGCAAAGGTTGATCCCAACAATCCCTCTCAAATCTACAACACCACTGGTCCCTACGACAAGCAGTGGACGGTGGATGTCACACTGGACGAAGCAGCGGGTGCTGTACTTCAAGCCTTCGACATGGACGCAAGCATTCGAGACGGTAGTGAAGAAGCCGTAGCGGCTGGCAAAGGTCGTATGCTCAACGGTAAGCCTACCCTTATCTACAACAAGGGTCATGTCGGTGATGACTTCTACTTCACTTTCAAGTCAAGGGCTTTTGACAAGATGAACAACCCCAAGCGTCCACCGTCGATTGTCGATGCAGATCGTAACGACATCACGGGTACGCTTATCGGTAACGGTTCGCTTGTCAATGTAAAGTTCAACGAGTGGCAGAACCCTGCGTCTGGTAAGACTGTCCTGTACCTCAACGGGCTACAGGTGGTTCAACTTATTCCGTATGAGAAGGACGGTGGGTTTGAAGTTATCGAAGGTGGGTTCAAGGGTCAACCTCGTAACACCTCCACGGTGACTGTTGAAGAAGATTTTGAATCGGTAAGTCTCTAGGAAAGGAGAAACTTTATGGCTAAATCAACTGCACAATCCCGTATACTTCGCGCACTCAAGAGTGGCTACCGTGTCACTCGTAAGACTAGCATTGAGCGTGGCTGGGCTGAGAACTTAACGGCGGCTATCTCAGCTTTACGAAAGAAAGGTTATGAGATTCTTTCGGTTCGCGTTCCAATGCCTGATGGTGGAACCTACACTCGTTATAAATTAGTAGGCTAAACCATGACTAAGAGCAAGATTAGTTCTCTTCTGCAGGATATTGAGAAGAGACTAGAAGAAGGTGGGGCTGTGGAAGAGTCTAATCTTGCTCTCTTTCTGGAGGAGATGGAGGAGATCATGGAGCGTTTCTTCTCCGAGGGTAACTCCTACAGTACAAAAGGAAGGATGAGACTTTCAGCAGTGGGCAGAGAAGATCGTAAGCTTTGGTATGAATATCAAGGGTACGACAGACCAAACTTAACGACATCAAACAGAATGCGATTTGTCTTTGGCCACATACTGGAAGCTCTCATTCTCCTTCTTGTCAGAGAAGCAGGACACAGTGTAGAGGATTGTCAAAAGAAAGTTACAGTGAATGGAGTTGACGGTCATATTGATTGCGTTATTGATGGAGAACTGGTTGATGTTAAGTCTGCTTCTCCGTATGGGTTTAAGAAGTTTAAGGACGGATCAATAACAAAAGGTCAAGACCCTTTTGGTTATATGTATCAGCTAGGTTCTTATGCCAATGCAATGGGCAAAGACAGAGGGTACTTTCTTTCCATTGACAAGAGCAGTGGTGAACTAAACTTGCTGAATGTAAATCTACAAAAGATAGATGCACCAAACCGTATAGACTTTCTAAAGGATACACTGGTAAAAGATACACCACCGGACAAATGTTACAAAACTAAGGAGGACGCCTCTGGTAATCACAAGCTACCTTCTGGGTGTAAATTTTGTGACTTCAAGGTGGAGTGTTGGAAAGATGCAAACAACGGGTATGGTCTGAGAAGATTTAACTATGCCAACGGACCAGAGTTCTTTACGCATGTGGAGAAGCTGCCAAGAGTGGAGGAGGATTTTCTGTGAGCACAGTGGTAGATATAACTGAGGATGAGCTTGATCACTGTAAGCAGCTGGGTATCAAGCGTCACATGGCAAAGCATCCATCGTTCAGAGATAAGAGCATTGTGCCTACCAAGCAGCTGTACACTGGCGAGTCGCATGTGCTAGGTATTCTAGGTGAGTACGCATATCACAAGATCACAGGCTCCAAGATTGATGAGTGTATCTACGAAAGAGGAGATGCGGGTTACGACTTTGAGGAGAACGGATCAAAGGTTGAAGTCAAGGTCAGCACCTTTGGTCCCTCTGGTACAGAGTTGAAGATACCCAAGAAAGAATACGAGGAAAGAAAACCAGATGAGTATGTGCTTGTTTATATTAACAAGAACAATCTCAAAGATGTCACCGTGCTAGGAAAGATTAGCAGGAAAAACTTTGACAAGAAGAAACGTGAGAAACAATATGGACCAAGGTATCCTGTTAATTATATCGTAGGCGCGGAGGACCTCGATGCACTGGACGTTTAAAGACGACAAGACCAGAGTACCACAACCTGATGAATACTTTGGTTTTGTATATGTCATCACCAATAAAGTTACCACCAAGCAGTACATTGGTTGTAAGCAGTACTGGCAGATGCGTAAGCGTAAGAAGCATAAGCCCTCCAACTGGCGTGTCTATACCTCGTCATCAAAAGATTTGAACGAGGACATTGACAAGCTAGGCAAGAGACGGTTTAAGTTTGAGATCATACAAGAATATAAAACAAAGAGAGGGCTACACTACTACGAACAATTCTATCAGATGAAGCACCATGTCCTCACCGCTCTGATAGAAGGAACAGATGAGCCAGCCTACTATAACAAAAACGTAGGTGGGGTCAGGTTTTATGTTCCTCTTGAAGTTTATGAAGACCCTGAACACAGAAAGAAACTAAGTGAAGTGGCTAAGGCGAAGTGGGCTGATCCTGAGTACAAAAAGAAACATAGTCAAATAATATCTGAAACAATGCGTAAAGGTCCTTACAGAATTACTTTTGACACGGGTAAAGAAATTACAATTGATAACCTTCGTAACTGGGCAGAAGAAAACAATTATCACAATCCAACACTTTTTGATATGTTAAATAACAGAAAAAGACAGAGGGTGAAAGGAGATACGAAAGCCTATCCAGTAAATAGATGCAAAGACATAATAAAAGTAGAAAGACTGAGAGATGAAGAGAAGGAGTAGTGACGCTGTACTACAGACATTGGAAGAGGGCATACACGATCATCACACGCCTGAGAAAGTTCTGTGGCTTTGTGTCATCCTACAGCAGTTACTAGATGCCACCAAGCCTGTCAAAGAATACGATAACACAGAAGTAAAGTTAGTCAGGGATCAAGCAGAGGCGTGGATATTTTCATCAGTGGGTGTAACAGCAGAGGACAGAGACACGGTATGTCACCTTGCAGGTATAGACCCGGATGCTTTCAAGTCTTTTGCCAAGCAGGTTATCAGAACCAAAGAGAAAACCTTTATCAGAAAGAGGATCAATGCGATACTTCATGAAGATACTACTTAGCACAACACTGCTACTACTATCAAATACAACTCACGCAACAGACAACTTAGAGATGCGTGAGTTTTTTGATCAGAACTTACTATGCATGGCAGAGGCTATCTACTTTGAGAGTAGGGGTGAACCTTTCACAGGTCAGCTGGCAGTTGGTCAGGTGATCCTACAGAGAGTTGCCAGCACACAGTTTCCTGACGATGCGTGTTCTGTTGTACACCAAGGGAGATACCACCGCAGTGGACACCCTGTCAAGCACAAGTGTGAGTTTAGTTATTGGTGTGATGGAAAGCCAGAAGAGATCAACGATCCGGTGGCTTATCATGACGCTATCAATGCAGCGTCTCTTGTATCTGAAGGCGTAGAAATTTTGTCTATAAAAAAAGCTTTACATTACCATGCAATATATGTTAGACCTTACTGGGCCAGTGAGTACAAGCGTCTGGCGCAGATAGGTAAGCATATCTTCTACTCAAGAGAAAGGATCAATTAATGAAGAAAGCTATCGACAAACAGGTTGGAGGTGACCACTATAAAACCTGTAAAATTCAACCAGTTGAGTACATAGAATGTAATCAGCTTGGTTTCCTGATGGGTAATGTAGTAAAATACGTGACTAGGTATGCGGTCAAATCAAATGTTCAAGACCTTGAAAAAGCCAAACACTATATCGAACTTCAGATGCAACTCCTAGAAGAGGGCAAGCTATGAGAGACTATCTAGGAGATAAGCAAGCATCAGAAATTCTGTGTAGAAAACTTCGCAAGCAGTACCGTGACATGGGTCTTACAGATGTCAAGGTATGGGTAGAACCATTTGAGATTTCAGCTACAAAGCAGTGGGCTATTCGGTCTGACTTGACCAAGAAACATCCCAAACTTTTTGAATTTTAATGTCGATACCACTACTTGAAATACGTGGTGACGAACTTATATTTGATGGCGAAAAGCTGGCAGATATAAGCCCTGTCACTGATGAATACACAATCAAACAGTTTGAGTATTGGTTAGAATTTGTAACAGAGGAGATCAATGATGACAACTACGAATGGTGAGGTTACCCTACCAACTAACTACCAGTCGTTCATCCATATGTCCCGGTATTCACGCTGGCTAGACGAAGAACAGCGGAGAGAGACATGGGAAGAGACAGTTGACAGGTATCTGTCCTTTATGGTACGCCACCTTGGT